ATGAGTTAGGTGGTGCAATAGCAAATCGTCGTAACCAAGGTATCATGGGATTAGCATAATGGATCTTGAAGTATTACGGAAACAAATAGAAGCAGATGAGGGGTGTAAGTATGAAATATACTTGGATCATTTGGGTCTGCCTACTTTTGGGATTGGTCACTTGGTCACTGAATCTGACGAAGAGCATAACCGTCCAGTCGGAACATCTATCACAACAGATAGAGTCGCAGAGTGCTTTAATAAAGATGTTGGAACAGTCCTCGAAGACTGTGAACGATTGTACGCCGACTTTGATTCCTTACCAGAAGAAGTGCAACTAATAATAGCAAATATGATGTTCAATATGGGATACCCTCGGTTAAGCAAATTCAAAGGTATGAAAGCTGGTGTCGATGCACGTGATTGGCAGCAAGCAGCCGATGAAATGGTTGACTCAAAATGGTATCACCAAGTAACAAATCGTGCTGAACGGTTAGTCTCCCGTATGCGGGAGGTATGATATGGAACCCATATCCACTGCTCTCGCAGGGATAGCCTTATTCAAAAGTGCTGTTGATGGTATTAAAGGTGCTATCAGTACTGCTAATGATGTTGGTGATATTGCGGGTTTTATAGACAAACTCTTTGAGGGAGAAAAACAAGTCCAACAACGTCGTAATCAACAGTCGGGCGTTGGTGTAGGTGATCAGTTTGGCGTTACTAATGTTGCTAGGGAAGTAATAGATGCAAGGTTAGCCCAAGAACAAATGCGAGAAATAGCCAGTATGGTTGATATGCGATTTGGTCATGGAACATGGAGAAGTATTTTAGATGAAAGAGCTAAACGTATACGCGAAGCTAAAGAAGCTGAAGCCGAGGCTCGTCGTTTAAAACGTAAACAGGAAAAAGAAGCTGCGGAAAATTTAAAACAAGGGTTGATAGTAATTGGTGCGGTCTTAGCAGCAGCGGTATTTTTTATCGCTATGATTGTTATAATCTCAAGACCTTAAACAATCCAATCCCTAAAATCTTCAGCAAGGACTTGGCTGGCTATATTGATTTTGTTCCGTAATGCTAACAGTATTTTATCATCTACTGTTTTATCAGCTACAATATCTATATAAGTAACTTTACTTGTTTGTCCTATACGGTGCGCTCTATCTTCGCTTTGTAACCTTATCTCAAGGTCAAAACTATTACTGTAGTATATCACAGTTTTAGCTTCTGTCAGAGTCAGCCCATAACCACCTGTGCGTGGTTGGCCTATAAAGTATTTAAGAGGGCTGTCTGGATCCTGAAAGCGGTTTACAATAGCTTGCCGTTCATCACTCTCTGTTTCCCCATAGTATGTAGCTACTGTTTCAGCACCATACATTTTAGATATTTCTTGTTCTATTGTTTTTATATCATGTGTGAAGTTAGCCCATATAATAACTTTACCATCTACTTCTTCTAATACAGACATAAGCTCTGGCAGTTTAGCTGAGTTGAAAGTTTTCATTTCGCCATCATCCATTTTTACATGGCCTGAGCATACTTGTTGCAGCCTGAGTAATTGCGTAAGGATAGTATCAGTAGTCACTGAACCATCTTCTAATAAGGCAAGAGCAAATGTTTTTAAACTATTGTAAACAGACTTTTGTTCTTCAGTGAGCTCTACACTACGTTTGATATATACTTTATCAGGTAAATCTAAACAGTCCTCTTTCTTTACGCGATAGCTAAAGTTTTCAAGTATACCATTGAGTTTATCTAAATTACGATACCCTACTACTTGATTAAAACTATGCGCTCCCATACTACGCCTTTGTACGATGGCATATTCATATTGGAAACTGAAAAAACTACTATGCCCCAATAACCATTCATCAAGAAACTCTGCCTGTGTATACAGATCCATAGGGCTTTTTGTTACTGGTGAGCCTGTAAGTATACGTCTGTACTGTGCAACTTTACCTATCTTCACAATACTCTTAGTACGTTTAGCATCTTTGTTTTTTATAGTAGTGCTTTCATCAATAACCATAAGGGAAGGATGTGCATTTAAAAAACGTTCTGCAGCTTCACAACCTTTCTTAGTACTGAAAGCTTCTACATTCATAACAAAAATCTTTAGGTTATCATCTACAACATAAAGTTTATTTTGTTTTTCTAATTGTGTTTTAGTCTGGCTAGGATTCCATAGCACTGTATCATACATAACATGCTCAGGAATATGCGTGGGTAGTTCACCTTGCTCCCAGTTTCGGTATACACCTTTAGGGGCAACTATCAATGCACCAGTAATCTCTCCACGGTCGTAGAGTACACACATATTATCAATAAGAACTTTTGATTTACCTGTCCCCATATCCATGAAGTAGGCAAATTCTTTCTTATTCCACGATCTTTTTAGTGCCTCGAGCTGATGCTCGTAGGGCTTGTATTTAAATTTGTAACGCATTACACCGCTTTCTATTGGGTACTTTTTATAATAGCACAAAAACCAAAATCTTACATATGTTTTTATGTTCGTGTTCTGTCTCGCGTAGGGGCTCAAAGTAACCGTTTGTAAATGAACAATTCCCAGATATCAGATATCAGATATTAAAATATCGGATGGATAACAATGATAAGTTTTTTGTTTTACCCCTATATATAAATGTGTAAGGTAATTTTGCTTGGTAATACCACTAAGCATAGAAAGCAGCGGAGTAGAAAGCCGTGACAGTCTACATTACACAAGAAGTGCGTGGTAGAGATATCACAGATGCAGTTGCCTTTGGCGATTTGCAGATACTTGTTCCGGCTAAGGAACAGGTTTCATTCAGCACTCAACCAACGGTGCGTAGGATTAGCCGAGGCCTTCGTAACTTTAATGATAATGATTACTTATTATTATCTGGTGACCCTTTATGTATAGGCATTGCCTGTGCTGAAGCAGCCCGAATGAACAATGGTAGGTTTAAAGCATTAAAGTGGGATAGGTTAGAGGAACGCTATTATCCGTTGGAAGTAGATCTATATCATAGGAAGGAGTCTAGTTAATGGACTTTGAAAGTGTAGCTGGAGACCTAACCAGCATAAATCAATCGGGTATCAGCACTGTGAGTAACCTATGCAAACAACAAATTGCGTTAGAGAAACGCATTGCTGATCTAGAGTTAGAGTTAAAGGATTCCAAACGCGAGCATCGCAAGGTAGCAGAAGACTTGTTACCAGCCGCTTTGCAAGAGTATGGGGTTACTGAACTTAAGATGGAGGATGGCAGTGAGATTAGTGTTGCGCCTTATTATAATGCCAGCATTGCCAAAGACCGTACGGATGAAGCCTTTCAATGGCTTATAGAAGCAGGGCATGGTTCCCTTATAAAGAACCACGTTACAGCGGCCTTTGGTCGTGGTGAGGATAACTCTGCTAAAGATTTGCTTGCCGAGCTTGAACAGCGCGGTATGCAAACACAAACTAAGACTTGGGTGGAACCCATGACACTAAAGTCGTTTGTGAAGGAACAGGTAGAAAAGGGCGAGAATTTGCCATATGACCTGTTGGGTATTTATGTGGGGCAGAGAGCCAAAATACGGAGGTAGATATGGCAACAGAAGTAGCAAAGAAAGAATCAACTGCGATAGCAATGGCATCCCAGTTTGAGGATATGGGTGGTTTGGGTTTTGAGGAAACCACCTCACAAGATATGGCAGTACCGTTTTTACGCATACTTGCACAACTCAGTCCACAAGTGAATAAGCGTGATGGTGCTTATGTTGAGGGTGCTGAAGCTGGTATGATGTTTAATACGGTAGCTAATAAAGCATACGATGGTGAAAAGGGTGTGACTGTTGTCCCATGCTATTACAATCGTAGGTTTGTAGAATGGGCTCCTAGGGAAAAAGGTGGTGGCTATTTTGGTTCTTACCATCCTGATGACCCTATTACCAATACTACAACAAAGAATGAGCGTGGTGAGGATATCCTGCCTAATGGTAATATACTTACTAATACAGCACAGTTCTTTGTAATCTTGCTTGATGAGGATGGTCCGCAACGGTGCTTAATAACTATGTCTAGTACACAGTTAAAGAAAGCTCGTAAATGGGTCACACAAATGCAAGCTCTGTCAGGTACAAAATCAAACGGTGAATCATATACTTTACCCATGATGTCCCATACCTACCAACTATCCACTGTTGCTGAAAGCAATGATAAAGGTAATTGGTTTGGTTGGGATATTGCAAAAGTGGGTATGATGGATTTATCCCTTGATAAAGACGGTAAGCCCCATAACCCTACAGACCATGCTAATTTCTCAATGGCAGTAGAGTTCGCTAAATCAGTAAAAGCTGGTGAAGTGGAGGTAAAAGAAACAGCCCCTACTACACCTGTGGATAAAGGCACACCACCAGATGATGATGTGCCTTTTTAAGTACAACCAAGGGGGTTGATCGCCTCTAGGTTGCTCGGGAGGGTAGGGTTTAGGTATCAACTAACCTTACTCTCCCACCCTTCTCATTGGAGAAAGCAATGACATTAGCAGAACAGTTTTTAAAACTCTTTGATGGTAATAAACGTGCTCATGGGGTGTTTAACCCTGAAGAACAGCGCGGTGATGGTAAACGTCTAGGCGTATACAAAATTATAAAAGAGCCACCCACAGAAGAACTCTGGCAACAGCACCTTGATGGTAAACAGGGTTTAGGAATCATTCCTATTCGTGATGATAGTCTGTGTAAATGGGGTGCGATTGATATTGATAATTATAGTGTTGACCATCAATTATTAGTAAATAAATTAAAAGAAGCAAAAATTATAGGATGGGTAGGACGTAGTAAAAGTGGTGGTGCTCATGTTTATTTTTTCTTTAAAGATGCTCTGAAAGCTGAGTTTGTACAATCTAAACTTACTGAGTTAGCTGCATCATTAGGCCATGCTGAAGGTGAAATATTCCCTAAACAAACAACCATTTTGGTAGACCGTGGTGATACTGGTAATGGTTTGAATATGCCGTACTTTAAAGGTGATTTAAGTACACGGTCTGTTTATGATTTTAAAGGCGAGTTAATGCCGCCTAAAGATTTTGTAACAAAAGCAGCACGATATCTAATAACACCTGAGGATTTTGCAAAGTACCGTATCTCAGAACCGGAACCAAAGTTAAAGGATGGTCCACCTTGTTTGAATGAACTTTGTCAGCAAGGGTTTGGTGAAGGCTCACGCAACAATGCTCTCTTTAATTTGGGTGTGTACGCACGAATGTTTGATGCTGATAATTGGGAAGCATTAGTGCAAAGATATAATGTTGATTACTTACAGCCCCCTCTTAGTCATACAGAGGTAGGTGCTGTTATCAAACAATTACAACGTAAAGATTATTATTATAAATGTGATGACCAACCCATCAAACCTTTTTGTAATAAAGATATATGTGTTACTCGTAAATTTGGTGTTGGTCCGGCTGGTGTACAGAACCAGATGTCTAGCCTTACAAAAATTGATGGTGACCCACCGATATGGTTATTAGATGTAGATGGTAATAGGCTGGAGTTAAGTACAGATGGTTTGATTAGCCAGACTCGTTTCCAAAGGGATTGTGTAGCCCAAATCAATAAATTACCTATTGCTGTTAGCCAAAGAGCATGGCAGACACGTATACAATTATTATTGGATAACTTAACCATTGTGGAAGTGCCTCCTGACGCTACAATAAAAGGTGAGTTTGAAGATTTACTCTCACAATTTTGTACTGATAGAGCTAAAGGTACAGAGCGTGAAGATGTGCTACAAGGTGTAGCGGTATGGTTAGAAGATAAGGTATTCTTTCAAGTTAAAGATATTAAAAAGCACCTGACTGTTAATGACTTTAACCACTACACCTCCAACAAAATAACTCTTAGGTTACAGGGGCTTGAAGCTGAAAAAATGTTTTGGCGTGTTAAAAACAAAGGTGTCCATGTATGGTCATTGCCACAGGATTACTTTGCAGATAGCCAAGAGCCATTAGAGTTACCACACTTACCTGATCAAGAAGAAATACTCTGATGAACATAATACTCGGACCTCCAGGAACAGGGAAAACAACTTATCTGTTAAACAAGGTCGAAGAGTATATGTTAAAGGGTGTTCCACCTGATCGTATTGGTTACTTCGGTTTTACTCGTCGTGCAGCGGCAGAAGCAATAGATCGTGCTTGTAGTAAATTTAAATTAAGTAGGCGTGATCTACCTTTCTTCCGTACCCTTCATAGCCTTGCCTTTATGCAGATGGGTATTAACCATAATCAGATAATGACTGCGGATAAGTTTCCCGAGGTTGGCGAATGGTTAAAGATAGGTGGCTTTTTCAACTCAGGTCTAACTGACCAAGGTCCGTACAAGGATTTTGGTTATGGTGATAAATTTTTAGAAATAATAAACATCGCCCGAATACTACAACAACCATTACGGCAATCATACAATGAGTCTACTGTCCCTTTAAAAACAGATTGGGCTAGAGTTGATTATGTTGATAGAGGTTTAAAAGCATGGAAAGATAGATACCAGCTTTTTGATTATACTGATATGCTTGAGCAGTTTTGTTATAGAGAGTTAGCACCTAAACTTGAGGTAGTCTTTATTGATGAAGCCCAAGACCTTTCACCCCTACAATGGAAAATGGTGCATCTATTACAAGCTAATGCCAAAGAGGTGTTTGTAGCTGGCGATGATGACCAAGCTATCTTCCGCTATGCGGGTGCAGATGTAGACTACTTCATAGGGTTGCAAGGAAGTGTTACTGTGTTGGATCAAAGTTACAGGATTCCCGCCACTCATCATGCACTTAGTCAAAAAGTTATTCAGCGAGTTATTGATAGAAGACCCAAAGAGTTCAACCCACGGGATGAGGATGGTTGCATTAATTGGCATAGGCACTCCGAAGAAGTGAATATGGCTAACGGTGATTGGCTTTTGTTAAGCCGTACAACAAGAGGGGCAAAACAAATAGAAGAAGAGGTACGTCGCCGAGGCCATTTATATATCTACAATGGCAGTAAATCTATCGATGGTAAAGTTTTGGAAGCTGTACGTTTATGGGAAAATATGAGGAATGGTTCTACCCTGAATGCAGAACAGGTGCGTGTAGTGTATGGTCAAATGCTGTTGGGTAGCCAAGTAGCATATGGTCATAAGACATTTAATAAAGGACAATCCGACCAGCGATATGCAATGCAAGACCTTTTAGATTTCCATGGTCTATTACACACCTTACCTTGGGATGAAGGATTAGGTAAGATATCAGAAAATGATAGACGTTATATTAAGGCTTGCCTTCGTAAAGGTGAATCTTTGACAGATGAACCACGTATCCGAATCTCTACGATTCATTCAGCTAAAGGAGCACAAGCAGATAATGTTATGCTTCTCACTGATACTATGCGTCGTTCCTATTCTATGTGGCGTAAGTTTGAGAACGAACATCTGGATGAGGCTCGCGTGTTTTATGTGGGTCTTACTCGCGCTTTACAACATCTTCATCTAATACACCCTATGTATAGCCGTGGTTATCAAATCCCAGCATAATAGTCATAGCGACCTGTTTGTGGTTGCGCTCCAAAAGCTACACCTATTAAATATACCTATACACAAACCACCCACAGAAAGGGGCTAGTATGTCCGACGTAAAATACTTAACTAAAGAGCAGTTCGCTAGACTTAATGAACGTGCGATACAGCGCAAAGCTAACCGTACCGTTGAGCCTAAGTTTATAAAGCGTTTGTCTGATGGGTTTAAGTTCCCAATTATCGAGACACTGCTGCATAACGATGTAGAAATGCGTTGCCACATTGCTATTAGTTCTGAAGGCAACACTTGTTGGTTGGACATTGCTTTGTCTGACTTTGATGTTCTACCTAGTGTAGACACTGGTGCTTAACTCTTTATAGAAAGGAAGATAAAATGGCACATATGGTTGAAACAATGGCTTATGCGGGACAGGTTCCTTGGCATGGGCTTGGCGAAAAAGTTGAGGGCAACCTCACACCTGAGCAAATGCTCAAAGCTGCAAAGCTAGACTGGACAGTTAGTAAACGTCCGATGTACTTTGCAGATAAACCAAATACATGGGATCTTAATGACCCTCGAGGTGAAGCACAAATGCTCCGCGCTAATGAGCATTATGCAGTAGTTCGTGATTCAGATAACCGCGTATTATCCCATTGCGGTGAAGGGTTTGTCCCTTTCCAGAACCATGAAACAATGTCCTTCTTTAAAAAGTTTACTGAAGCAGGGCATATGGAAATGGATACGGCTGGTAGCCTAAGTGATGGTGAGCGTGTCTGGGGCTTGGCTAAAATCAAGAAGGGTTTCAAGCTGGCTGGCGGTGATGATATAGAAGGTTACTTACTTATGGCTAACAGTCATAAAGTAGGTACTGCTATGACCGTTATGTTCACACCTATCCGTGTTGTATGTAACAATACGATTACCCTAGCTCTTAGCCAAGAGGGTATGACGGGTAAGTTCCGCGTATTGCATTTGCAAATGTTTGATGAGGAAATTATGCAAGCTGCCGAAACAGCACTTGGTATTAGTGGTGAGCAAATGACTAAGTTCCAAGAACAGTCAGAGTTCCTTGCTGGTAAGAAGGCTACTAAAGAGCAAATAGACCAGTACATTGCTGAGTTATTCCAACCTAAATTACTTATTGAGCGTGGTAAAAGCAAGGAAGCTGACCTACCACCTTTGCATGAGGAGTTTACCAAAACCTCCCAGTCTATACTGGAAGCTATTGAAACATCTCCTGGACATGATATGCAGTCTGCCAAGGGTACTTGGTGGGGAGCACTTAATGGTGTGACATATGTTATGGATCACCAGAAACGTGCTAAGACTCGTGACCATGCACTTAACTCAGCTTGGTTTGGCTCAGCCGCACAGACTAAGCGTAAAGCTATGGCAAAAGCATTGGAGTTTGCCGCTTAATGTGAAGGCTCGGATAACCCTGCCTTTCGCCAAACACCTTCCTAGGAGATAACTTTTAGGGAGGTGTTTGAGTATTTAGCACTTGCTTGATTCCCTACATATAGCTAGAGTTTATATATTAGCCCCATAGAAAGGAGGCAATCATGGTAGCCATAAAGACATATGCTGTATTAGAAAACAGTATAGAAAGTAACCGTAATGATCCTTATTCTTACTTTGTTTTCAAATCCTTACGAGAGTTAAGGGAGTGCAAAGAATTGAATGAGCATAGTATTGTGTTCTCTGAACTACATCAATTACAGGATACATACAGTGAAGAAGAGTTACGCAGTGTCATTACCGCTACTCAGGGTGAATGTACCCTGCCCAATTACCCCAGCTTTCATAAGAATTTTGCTGAGTATGTTTATGAGAAAGCTAAAAAATATAAACCTGTTTCAAAGGAGAAACACATGACTGCTGAAGTAGTAGATATCACGCCCGAGCCGCAAGGCATTGAGGCTATTGTAACTGATAAACCAAAGCGTGTGGCAAAATCCAAGTATGATTTAAATGCAAAGATACTTGTGGTTGCTGGTGCTTCTGGTGTGTACCAAAACCCATACCGTGAAAACAGTAATCGTTGGCATAACTTTGAAGCCCTTGTTAAATCACCAACAGTGGGTGAAGCCCTTAATGCTATGAAAGCACTAAGTCCAGGAGGCAATAGTGTTGATATTCGCCTTGCTATTGAAAAAGGCTGTATCCAGTTAGGAGAATAAATTATGGAGAACATAGAAAGGTTCTGCTACTGGATAAATGAGCGTCATGCTATTTACCAAAAACGAGCCAAGGGGCAACCAGCCCCTTGGACTGATGACCCTATACTACGGGATTATAAGTTTACTAATCCATTCCGTGAGAATGATAGGGTTACTGTTTGGATGCGCCAAAACTGGACTAAGCCAAATGATAACCGCCCACATGGTGAAATGATATTTAACTGCTGTATGTTTCGTATGGTTGGTACAAGTGAGTTTGCTGAAGAACATGGCTGGGTAGAAGAATTTAATCCTGCTCGCACAAAAGAACTTATACAAACTAGAATTGACAATGGTTTACGGACATTCACTGGTGCGTATATAATCACTAACCAAGGACTCAAGTTACCAAAGTCAGAGGTAGTAGTTGACTATTTCCTTTCGCCGATATGGGAGAATAGAGAAGCGTTGGCGCAAACCGCCGCTGATACGCAATCGCTGGAAGAAGTACACAAAGCGTTGGGTGCATATAAAGGATGGGGCGGGGGAGGTTTTATGTCTTATGAAGTCGTCACAGACCTCAACTACACACCTGTTCTCGACCGAGCAAAAGATAAATACAACTGGGCAAACGCTGGTCCGGGAGCAAAACGTGGCCTCAACAGGATCCACGGCAGACCGCTTACCAAAGCGTTAAGTGCCTATCAAAGTAATAGGGAGATGCAAGATTTACACAAAGATTCGCACCGTTATCTTGGCGATCACATCCCAACTTTGGCGGTGGATATGCGCTGCATTGAACATAGCTTATGCGAGTGGGATAAATATGAGCGTGTACGCCTTGGTCAAGGCACACCTCGTAGTAAGTATAATGGGTTACAAGGTTCTATGCTGGAGGCTGTACATGGGGAGGTGGCGTAGATATGTTGTGTCCAAAATGCAGTGGCAAGTCTTCCGTCGTAGAGAGTCGAACTCGAAACAAAACCACTTGGAGGAAGAGGTATTGTCCGAAATGCAAATACAATTATCGGACATTGGAAGTATTAGAGCCGCCCAAGAGCAAAGAGCCGCCCAAACTGAAACTGGTAAAACCAAAAAAGAAAAAAGCAACACCAAAGAAAAAACCTAAAGTATGGAATCAGTTAGAAGCTGTACGCACACTTACAGATGAAGAGCTTGAAGAGGCTATTATGTCAGGCCAAGTAGTATTTGATGAGGATGAGATATGATACCAATATATATACCAACAAGGGGTAGGATGAATAACCAAGTTACTTGGGATAGTATTGGTCCGGAAGCCCGAGAGTATGCTGCTCTTGTTTGCCCACAAGAAGAAATAAACTGGCATACAAAACAGGGACGTGATTGTATAAATCGCGGTGAAATTAAAGGAATCAATAATGTAAGGCAGTTCATATTAGAACATGCTATGGAGGCAGGACATGATAAAATTATTGTTTTGGATGATGATCTTATATTTGGTCGCCGCATACATGGGGTGGCTCCCAACTTAAGAAAAACAAACCAAGAAGAAATGCATGAGTTATGGGAGCGTATGGAATGGTTATTAATGAACCATACCCATGTTGGCCTCAGCCCACGGCAAATGAATGATAAGCACTTCCCCGATACAGTTAAATACGGTATGCGACAAAATGCTGTCCATGCAATACGCCCTGAAATAATACATAATTTAGGTATACGTTATGATGCTATGGATCTAATGGAGGATTATTACGTTACCCTGAAACTGTTTCAGCTAGGGCATCGCAATGCTGTTATTGTTGATTGGACATGGGATCAGCGTGGTGCTTCTGGTGCGGCTGGAGGTTGCAGTTCATACCGCAATGCAGAGTTACAAGAAAAGGCAAGCCTAGCATTAGCAGAAGAGTTTCCCATGTATGTAAAAGCAGTGCAGAAAGAAACTAAAACAGGGTGGGAAGGTATGAAAACACGCTGGGATGTTCGTGTACAATGGAGAAAGGCGGCTAAAGATGGCGGCGCAATCTAACAATTACCAAGACCCACCAAACTCTATTCAGATAGAATTAGCAGAGGGTTGTAACCTTGCTTGTTCTTTTTGCGGTATACAATCTATACGAGAGAATGGTGCAGATGGTCCGGATAATACGCATGGTAAAGCCTCCGCACCTTATAAATATCTTTCTATTGAACGTGCAAAATCTATATGTGCTCGTATAAAAGAAGCAGGATGGAACCCTCGGCTAGAGTTTGCCATGCATGGTGAGCCAACTATGCACCCTTTCTTTATTGATATGATTAGATTGTTCCGTCAAGAGTTACCCAAAACATCTTTAATGATGACCAGTAATGGCGGTGGTCTTTTACGCGACACTGAAAAAAGTGTCAACCAACTGATGGAAGCAGGGTTGAATGTACTGTTTCTTGATAATTATGATCGTATAAAAATAGTGGATAAAATAAAGGAGAGATATAATGGTCCATACCCTGTATACGAATACCCCGCAGAACGTAACGCAAACCCTCACCAACGACGAAAAGCTAATGAACATATTATCGTGGTTGGAATGGATCTTACGCTCGCTACAAGTGGAACCCATGCCCAAGTCAGTAACCACGCTGGTAACGCTTTCCCTCTAAACCATGAACAAGATGGTAAACGGTGCGCTAAACCTTTCCGTGAGATGTCTATACGTTGGGATGGTAATGTTGCTGTTTGCTGTAATGATTGGGTAGGATGGTATAAGTGTGGCAATGTAATTGATACACCAATGGAAGAAGTATGGCAGGGGGAAGCATTTCATGCAGCGCGAACAAAATTGTATCATGGGCAACGTGATTTCGGTCCTTGTAACGGTTGTGACAATACCACTTTGCGTAATGGATTGTTACCTGACCGCATGGGACGCAAGGCATTACCCGAGCCTACTGAGGAAACAACGCTTGCAATCAAGGAGGCGTTAAAAGGAGGTACTTATACTAAAAGAGTCAAGAAACATTTTGACTTTATTACAGGTTACTCAGACAGCTAGAGGGTTGCTTTTAGTAGTTGGGTAAGGCACATTAACTCAGGCCGCTGTAGCGGCTTTAAAACCCCATAGAAAGGCGGTTCAATATGGCATTATATGGCAAAGCACCCATGCGAGGGGTGCATACTTTCACCGTAGGAAATGTAAGTGAAGCATTGTTTGTTGTGAAGCAAGCATTAGAAGCTAATGGTGAAGAAGTAGAAACTCGTAACGGTAAAGCAATTGAGTTCCGTGAACCATGCGCTATTGTCTACAACAACCCACGCGAACGTGTTCTGTTCTATCCCGAGCGTGATGCAAACCCAATATTCCATTTTATGGAAAGCCTATGGATGTTAGCAGGGCGTAATGATTTAGAGTGGATACAACGCTATAACACACGGATGTGTGAGTATAGTGATGATGGTAAAGTATTACAGGGAGCATATGGTTATCGTTGGCGTAATTACTTTTTCCGAGATCAGCTTGATATAATCATCCATAGATTGATAACACATACAAACGATAGACGAGCAGTTCTAGCGATGTGGTGTGCTGAAGGTGATTTACGGATGGGCAATAGCTGTAAAGACCACCCCTGCAATACTCATATCTATTTTAGTGTGCGTGATAATGTATTGGATATGACAGTATGTAACCGCAGTAATGATATGATCTGGGGTGCATTAGGAGCTAATGCTGTCCATATGTCCATTCTCCAAGAGTATATAGCCTCACGCATTGGCGCGAGTGTTGGTATCTATACACAGTTCAGTAATAACCTCCATGCCTATACTGAAGTATTAAAAAAGCTAGAAGGTATGAAGCCTGATTATGAGTCTTACAATACTCGTATGATTAGGCCAGATGCTCTTGTACATAATATAGAATCATTTGATAAAGAGCTTAGTTGGTTTATGGAGGATGCTGAAAGGCCAAGAGCATATAAAAACTCCTGTTTCTCTGATTTGGCACAACCTATGCACCGAGTATGGCAAGCATGGAAAGCTAAAGAATTAGCTTTAGCTTTTGACCATTGTGCAGATATAAAACCCGATGATTGGCATTTAGCCACTCGGGAATGGTTAGAACGTAGGAGAGATAAATGGGCAGAGAAAGCCACGAACAATACATGAAAAGGCGTATGAAGGAATTAAGTTGGGAGGAGTATGAGATTATGGCAAAAAAGGATGATATTACCCCTGATGATTATAGCCCTATTGTTAATAATATCCTTGGGTTAGCTAACCAAGATGTAGAGGGGCTACATAGTTCTGAGCAATCTTATGGTGATAGTTGGAAACAGCGTGGTGGCGTCGGTGCATTTATGATGCTGGCTCGCAAATGGGATAGGCTTGAGAAGCAAGTAAATGAATATAATTATGATGTATTCTTAGCTGCTAAAGATGATATGCGTGAGGAGGGTATACTTGATGATATCCGTGATTTGCGTAGGTATTTGTTTCTTGTAGAGGCAGAAGTGCGAATGCGAGGGAATGGATAACGAAAAGCTAGATAAAGAAGTATTGGCTGAATGTGAGTGCGGAAGGGAAAAGCGAGTTATTACCTTCCGTAAACTCAAAAACAAATGGCCTCACTGTTCTAAATGTAACCAACCTATGATGGTAAAGGTAAAAGATGCAATTCCCACTATTCACACCACCGACTGAATGGGTAATGCCAGATGGCTATCCTGATTTATCGGAAGCTAGGGAAGTATCTATTGACCTAGAAACTTGTGACCCTAACCTTACATCTCGTGGTAGTGGATGGCCTCGTAAGGATGGTTATGTTATTGGCATCGCGGTAGCTGTAGATGGTGCTGCTTGGTACTTCCCTATTCGGCATGATAATGGTAGTAACCTTGATGCTAAACAAACACTCCGTTGGTTAGCTGATGTATGCTCAATTGAGCGTGATTATATTATGCATAATGCTATGTATGACCTTGGATGGTTATGGGCAGAAGGTATAGAAGTAAAAGGTCGTATTGTAGATACAATGATTGTAGCTGCACTTGTTGATGAAAACAGGTTTAGTTATGCTCTTAATGCGTTAGGCCGTGATTACCTGAATGAGCGTAAGAGTGAAAAAGATTTATATGAAGCAGCTAACTCTTTTGGTGTAAATGCTAAGAGTGAAATGTGGAAACTCCCTGCTCATTTTGTGGGTGCGTATGCTGAGCAGGATGCTGCACTTACCCTGAAATTATGGCAGTTCTTTAAAGGTATAATAGTAAAAGAAGATATAGCAGATATATTTGACCTTGAATTACAAGTCCTCAAAGTTGTATTTGATATGCGTAAGAAAGGTGTGCGTGTAGATTTAGAAAAAGCTGAAGAGTTAAAGGTATATCTGCAAAGGGAAGAGGAAAAAGTATTACAAGAATCAGGTGGCACAAATATTGATATATGGGCAGCGGCAAGTATCGCTAAAGCATTTGATGCAGAAGGATTGACTTATCCTAAAACGCCCAAATCAGGCCAGCCTAGCTTCACTAAGAATTTTCTAGCCAACCATGCCCATGCACTTCCTCAGGCTGTAGTTCGAGCTCGTGAGCTGAATAAAGCTAGAACCACCTTTATCGATACTATTATAAAGCACCAACATAATGGTCGTATCCATGCTGAGGCACATAGCCTCCGTAGTGATGATGGTGGGACAGTCACAGGTCGGTTTAGTTACAGCAATCCTAATCTACAGCAAGTACCAGCAAGGAATGCTGAGATTGGTCCTATGATACGCGGATTGTTCTTACCCGAAGAAGGTGAACTGTGGGGTGCTTTTGATTATAGTAGCCAAGAACCACGGCTCGTCGTCCATTATTCTAGCCTACTTAAACTGACTGGCGCACAAGAGTTTGCTGACCAGTACAATGTAGATGCTACTACAGATTTCCACCAGATGGCTGCCGATATAGTTGGAGTACCTCGTAAACAAGCAAAAGATATTAACCTTGGTTTGTTTTATGGGATGGGTAAGAATAAACTGGCAGAACAATTAGGACTTGAGTATGAGGATGCTAAAGATTTATTTAAAGAGTATCATGGCAAAGTTCCTTTTGTTCAGCAGCTTGCTGATTATGTAGTTAACCGTGCTTCTAATAAAGGTCTTATCCGTACCTTGCTTGGTCGCAAATGTAGGTTTGATAAGTGGGAACCAAATGCTTATGGATTGTATAAACCACAGACATATGAAGATGCATATGCTGAGCATGGTCCAGCTATCAAACGTGCCTTCACATATAAAGCTCTAAACCGATTAATACAGGGTAGTGCTGCTGACCAAACAAAAGCTGCGATGGTAGCTTTACATAAAGAAGGTATAACACCATTGATACAAGTACATGATGAATTAGATATATCAGTAGCTGAACCAGAAACAGCCTCTATAATACAAGAGATTATGGAGACTTGTGTAGATATGCAGATACCAAGTGTAGTAGATGCAGAGTTTGGTCCGAGTTGGGGCGAAGCAAAAAAGACATTTAGTGATAAGCCTTGGTCAAGAGGGGTAAAAGATGGCGGGACACCAATGCCAGACAATACCAAACATTAAAACTTTGACAACAGCATGGGATGCTCAATTTTTATTGCGCTTCCATACAGTTGCCATGCAAGCAGAAAGACAGACAGTGGGAGCACATTCATACGCAGTAAGTATATTGATAGACCAACTCTGGCCTGATAGTACAAAACAACTCATCATGGCTTCATTGTATCATGATGTGCCTGAATTGATACTTGGTGATATACCAGCTACCGCTAAATGGTCTTATCCTGAAGTGCAAAAAGCATTTGAAGATGCTGAGAAAAAAGTATTTGAAGACCTTGGATTGATCTTTGTTCTTACAGCAGAAGAAAAGAATAGATTGAAAATGGCTGATATGCTAGAACTGGTGCTCTATTCCCATCGCCATACAAATCAAAGTGAACAAATGAAAGTGATTATGCATACAGGTATCAACTTCTTATACAAAAAGTTTTCTGATTTACCTGATTTTGAGCCAGTAAATAAAGTGCTAACTCATTATAATTTAAGCGTTTGATAAAAAAGACAACTTTTTTAGTACCCTGAAGTACAAATCCGTAAATAGTTATGCTACTATAATTAAGTAAACACAGAAAGGTTTGCTTATGGATTGGCAACAATATGAAGACTATATGTTTGACCATGTAGTTTATTACACAATCACAGAGTTCCATGGTCGCGCTAAGTACAGCACATGGCATTATGATGATTTGCAGGATGCTACTATGGCAATACGCAAGGTAAAATCTACAGAGCCGCGCCGCAGGGTACTCATGTATGCTGTATGCCAGCCTCCCAACCGCTTACTCACAGTCAGTTTGCCATTGCCCGAGGATCGTATGCCATGAATATATTCTGGCTTTCCATGGATCCCAAGCAATGTGCTCAGATGCATTGTGATAAGCATGTTGTTAAGATGCCACTTGAGATGGTGCAAATGCTTTGTACTACTCATTGGCAGCATGGCAATGAAGCACCTTATATGCCTGTTCACCCTAAACACCCATGTACGATATGGGTAGGCCAGACTGTAGATAATTACCGTCTGGCATGGCGTATAGGCTATCACCTGTTCAAAGAATACACATACCGATACGGCAATATTCATAAGTCCGAATCAGTACTGTATGCTGTACGTTGTGCTCCTCCAGCATTAAAAGCGCGAGGGGTTACTACTCTTCCGCAAGCAATGCCTGAGCAGTACAAACACCATGATGTTATGGTTGCGTACCGCGATTACTACCGTGGGGAAAAGTCAAAGTTCTGCAAATGGACTGATAGACCTATCCCTGACTTTATGTTAGACCTGTGTGCATAGGAGAAAGAAATGGACACCACTAATTACAAATCAGTTTCTATTGATATAGAGACATATGAAATACTAGCTAAAGTAGCCTCGCATGAGTGTCGTACTGTTGGGGGGCAAATTCGTTGGTTGATTAAACAAATGCCTTTACTTGCTGACCTTAAACCAATGTCACCAAGCGCACCCTTACGTCGTAAGAAAAAAGCTACAGCTCCGCGAATGTCAACCAGTTCAAAAGAAAACTATACTTCTAAAATACTTGAGCAGTTTGCAAGCACAAGAGCGACAATGTGCAAAGATGATTTTGAACATCTGCTTAGTGAGTGTGACCCCTCTAAAATACTGTCAACACTTTGCCACCGTGGTGATTTAGAACGTATCGGTACTTCTGGTCGCCCTTACTATTATCATATAACACCTCGCGGTATTCGTTCTCATAATGCAGTTATGGCAAGGAGGGCAGCATGAAACCCATTTGGGAAATTTACCAAGCTGAAGATGTTAGTGATACTGGTCAGAAAATATGGTTACTGGATGGACCGTTGGTAAAAGGACCTCTGATGTTTCCATCACTAAAAGAACTGCATCGGTATATGGAATCATTTCATGAAACACCTAAAGAGCGCAATGTTACTAAGTTGCGCTCTGGGGATGCTAGTACACCTAAACATCCTTATGATAGGCCAGATAGTTTCTGGGAGAAACAAGATGGCTAGAGCTCCGATTGATGTAGAAACTATGCGCGAGGTAGCAGCAACCGTCGGCAGCCATAAAGAGTTCCGTGATCATTTTGACATTGCACCACCAACCGTTCTCCGATGGAAGATGCAATACAATCTGGATTTACCGGATGGAAGGCATACCCGCCAAGATGCTGATTGGATTACTGCTCGCCGTATTGATATTCGCAATAGACGCGAGGCTGGTGAATCATACCAAAGTATCGCTAATGATTATGATGTAAGCCGACAGATGATATACAATATTTATCGGCGTGATAAATTACGGCTTGTACATGAGGCTGTAAATACATAATATAATATATGGCAATTTGTTAATAGAAAGGAGCAAGCCATGACTGGAAATACAGACTTAATTGAAAACCTTGAAGAGTTTACCAAGGTGCATCACGGTATACTTGATGCTGCTATGTCTATTGGTGACTTGAGTCAGATGTATGGTGAGTTACTCGCATATGCTGGTTTTGTTGAGGCACGGTATCCTGCTGTACATAAGGAAGCTATGTTATGTGCTGAGCGTATTGCCCAAGCTCGTGAGGATAGGGTGGCAGCTCGTGACGCGGGGTAAGCATGGTTCACCAGCAAGTCGTGGTGGGGCTGACCGTTATTATGGTCGGCCTTACAAACCTCATTACTATCCCGAGGGTACATATGTTGGTGAGCGGATTACGCCTCCACAAATGACTGAAGCTCAGATTGAGGAGTACCATAATGCGTACAGACAGGAAGAAGATCGTAAAGACTGGGGGTAACTCATTGATCGGGTTACATATTTTATCTGCAACACCAAAGAGGACATCATGGATAAACAAGATTTGGAAAACAGTGGCTCACTTCTTGAGCAAGTAGTATCACTGGATTGGGCTTGCCCAACAGGAGCAGAGTGTAGTGCTTTTGGTATTGATGAGTGCCATCTACACAGTAGGATTTGTTTCCGGCCGGATAATGTAGTTTGGATTATAGAAGGTAATGAGTTCAGATCTCTCAGTTATACTGAAGACCAAACTCAGTTCTGGACATTATCATATAGATATGGGCAGGATAATAGTAATCCTGTTCCGAAATGAGGGGGTAGACGCATAGGAGTTACAGCTCCACCTTTCGAGGGCGACGTGTATTAGGTTTGTCGACGTCCTAGCGATATATTATCGTGTAATACAAGGCCATGGATGCCCACCCATTATGACCCTTGATGTTTAGCATAATGGAGTGTGTCAAAAGCAGTGTCTACCTTAAATCATTGGCTGCAAATCCATGGAACACCTAACCGATTACTTTGAGTATTTATTAGTTGTTTTCAATACCTCAGGCTTTATTATTAAACTATAACCTTAACTCGCAGAAAGGAGTTTAGTATGGCACGATACAGCGCACAGATATATATGCATGGCAGTCAAGGTCAATGGCTGACGCCCATTTACTCACGGATCTCCGACATTAATCGGTATCTCCGTAAAGCATTTGATGCAGGGTTGTTCACACACCATGATGAAACAAACATCAGGGAAGTGGTAGTTATTAAAGGAGCATCTGGTAAAATGCCCACCATCCATGGCTACTATGATTGGGATGGTAATAAACTTAAACTTGATAAGAGTAAGCCAGCTTTTATCCATAACATTTTATACGGATTGGAGAGCTAAATGAATAACGCAAAAGATCTTATTTTTGATTTTACTGCCTTCACTGGTAGCCTAAATCAGTATTCCCATAAACTACCCATGACCCCTGAGCTACGGCTTACGGATGGTACTAAAGCCTTTGCTGAAAGGATGGGTGCTTACTGGTTTATGGATATTATAGCTACTGAGTTCCTACCGCTGCTTAGTGAGGAGGATTATATTATCTTCATTCAAGTAACTGTGGATGATACTAATAGTGCAATCATTGTAGGTACAGATGGTGATAAAGGTGATGGTCCCAAAATACTACATACTCGGGTAATTGAGTATACAGACCTGCCACCTAACTCTGGTTTCAAGTTCTACCTTTCGGATGGCTTACTTATGCTACCGAGTGAATACTAATGGGTAACTCTGGTGGGTTGAGTGATTCATACAAACAATTCCTTGATGAGTTACGGGATAGTGGTGAAACAAATATGTTCGGGGCTACTATCTACCTTATGCAAGAGTTTGATATAACCAAACATCTCGCAACCGATATTCTTAATACATGGATGAAGGAGTATA